TTGTGAAGAATGACTTGACCTTGTCCCAATGCTTATAGAGCAGAGTGCCGGCAACAACCAACGCAGAGATGCCAATCAATACCCAACCGATGGGCGTTCCTGCTAAAGCGAGGTTAAACAACCGTTGTGCAGTAGTACATACATTGATGGCTACTGCCCAGGCTCTACTGGCGACAGCTGCGATTTTTTCTGCTGCAGCCTTTCTTAAAATAGCGATTTCGTTTTTGACAAGTTCGATAGTGTTGCTTTGCTGTACTAACTTCCAAGCCTTTCCAACGTTTATGGAAATTTTTTCAGCTGCTGTCCGGGCTTTAGTCGCTACAGTGTTTGAGATGGTTTGTGCGGTATTGCTTTTTAACCAGAAGTCTTTGGTAGCCATCACCGCGTCCCATCCGCTGCTTAAAACATTCCAAATGTGGACGGCACCAATCAATCCCATAACGCTACTGCCAAACAAAATCACGTTCTTTGTAACGTTCGGATACTCTTCTGCTAAATCTCCAATTGTGGTGGCCATTCCGCCTAAGACTTCTGTAATTTCAGCTACTACAGGCAATAATCCATTTCCGATAGCTATTTTAGCTGCTTTCACACGGTTTTCCATCAAAAGTACGCTGTTCTCGGTAGTCTTTGAACGGGCATCAAATTCGGCCTGCATACTACCGGCATATTTTGATGCATCAGCTACACCATCGAAATTCTTTTTAAGATTTTCAAGGTTGCTTAAAAGTGGGGCAATGGCACTAATCGATTCTTTTCCAAACAGGTCTTTTAAAATCGCACTCTGCTTAACTTTATCCATCCCGTTTATAGCGGTTAGCAGTTCAATAATGGCTCCCTTTGCGTCTTTCTGCATCTTTGCCGCCATTTCTTCTGCTTCAAAGCCAAGTTCCTTAAACGTTTCTTTTTGCGTTTTTGTTGCAGATGCTCCGGCAGTCATTGCAAGGATGAAGTTTTTCAGACCTGTGGCCGCGACTTCTGACTGGATGCCAGAACCGATCAGGCTCGCACCCATGGCAGCGATTTCCCCGGAAGCCAGTCCGCCAACCGCTCCTAACGGGCCAATCCTTGTGACCACATCAGAAATAAGCGGTGCTGAAGCTGCAGTTGTATTTCCCAGATAATTAATCTTATCAGCTAATGTTACAACTTCCTTCTGGTTCATCTTAAACGCTGTGCGCCACTTGGCCATCATGTCGCCTGCCTGGTCTGCAGTTACATCGAATGCGATTCCCATCTTTGCGGCGTCACTTGCAAATTGTGTCAAATCTGCCCTTGCAATACCAGACTGTCCGCCTGCGGCTACTATTTTTGCTAACCCATCTGCAGTCATCGGGATGTTCTTGGACAGGGTGATGATGTCCTTTCCCATCTGCTTGAATTGCCCCGGCGTATCAAAGTCTACAACTTTTTTTACATCTGCCATTACAGATTCAAACTGCATGGCGGCTTGAACCGGTTCTGCAAAATTCATAGCAATGTTTTTTGCACCATAGTAGAAGGCATTTGCATCAATAAAAGACTTCTGAAATCTTTCCGTTTTGGCTCTCTTCAATTGTTCTCTGAAGAGGCCCATTTGCTTTTGTGCATTTTCAAACGATTTCGGATTAATGATTCCTTTATCAAATGCATCCTGTACACTTGCTTGAGTAGTGTGCAGATCTTTTATAGAATTCCTCAAGTTGCTGACACTTTTTTGTGCAACAGTAAATGTGCTTGTAAAGTTTGAATTCATGCTTGCCGCCAAAGCAAACATAAACTCATATGATTTCCCGGCCATTTCTTTTCCTCTTTTCTTGCATTTTTGTTTAACTTATGGTAAAGTTTAAAAGAGGTGATGGACATGAAAAGCATGACAACAAAAGACAAGATTAAAATGTTATTGTTTAATCCCATTGTCTTTGTGTTAATTTTCATATCTATGTTCATTGCATTTAATTCGTCCAACCCTGCAATACATGGACACTGGATAGCTCTTTTCCTGCTAACCATCTTTTATCCAGTCTTTTGCGAGATGGCTTACAAGTCGTTAGCAGATAACCTCGGTGTAGCATTTCTATTTTTACTTCTTTTCTGGTATATGTTTTAAGTGTTTTTTTCTGCACTTTTCTGCATCTTCCCGATTTCCTCTACCCAGTCCCGTAATTCCTGGATTGGCAAATTTATATAAAATTCAACAGATGTAAAAGTTGCTATAGCGCAGGCTATAGCAACTTTTTTAATATCTGTGCTTATGCTTTTTCGGTTTCCTGGTTGAACGGCTTCGGTTCCTCCGGTTTCGCTTCGGAAGCCGGATTGAATAAAAAAGATTTTACCGCAGCAATTACAAGGATCATATCACTACCGCCCAAATCCAAAATATCATCATATTTCACACCAGCAGCCTTCGCTGCGAGACTTGCCTGGTACTTCATGGAAAACGTCAGATCCGGTGTATTGTCGCCCATTGCTCTACATTTTGTTTCCGTCTCAATCAGCACCCTGCCAGTGATTTTATCAAAGTCCAAAGAGAGTTCGCGGACCTCTTCACCTTTTACCTTCATCGGTTTTGATAAATTAATAGTTTCCATATTTTTGTCTCCTTTCAGTAATAGACAGCGCCTGTCATAACGGCAGGCGCTGTTTTAAATTTACGAAATGCCCAGGGCTTCCCGGCTTTCGCTCAGGTAGTCCTTGCCGTCGACTTTGAAGATATAATTGTACTTATCAATTTCCAATTTCTCTTTGCCATCGATTTCCAGCTTCAAATACGTGGTTTCGTACACGTTGCTGGTACCCGTTGTAGTGGCAGGTTCCAGTTTACCAAGCTCCGCATTCTTCGGGGAACCGACAACCAGCAGCCGGACAGCGCAGGTTTTGTATTCACCTGCAGTGGAGTCATAGAACTGCTGGTCACCACGAACATCAAAGGTATGCGCCCTCGGGGCCACCAGTGAAACGTTCTTGTTCGTGATAGTGCGCCAATTGAACTTGGTTTCGATGCTGCCAAGGTGGCCGATGACCGGCGCTGCAATTTCGCCGGCCATGCCCGCGCCCTTGATAGTTTCGTTGAGGGATTCCAGAGACGGCAGCTCTACGTCAGACGTCCCGATAAAATCATCGGAATCCTCATAAACGCGGAAGTTTCTTAACATTTCAGGTACAATCATGGTTTATTCCCTCCGTTCTCAGCTAAACAAAGTATTGAAATAGGACGGATCGTATTCAAACAGGCCGGAAATCTCCTGCGCCGGCGGAGGCGGCGTCACAAAGATATGGAACAGCAGCTTGCCGCCGAGCAGACTGGTCAGCGGGTTCTCGCTGTCATTGAACTCAATGCGGCCACCCAGAACTTTGCCTCCCGCTGTCAGGCCGTTAATCATAATGTTGTAGGTGTCTACAACAGTATGGATAAGGCGCCGGTTCATCGGGTCGTCGACTTTTTGCCAGAACGTCAGGACAAAGTTGTTCCGTAACCAGTTGAACATGCGGCGAATGGGAATGAAGTAGTCCTTCGGATCCGTATTGCCGGGATAAGCGCCGGTACAATTGCCCCATGCTTTCCAGCCGCCAACAAAGTTGAATGCCGTTACAATGCCGTTGCCATTCAGGTAGTTGGCTTTGCCCAGGTCAAGAATAACTTCTGTACCATCAGCAAGGCAGATTCCATTGATGTTGGCGTCCTTATTGGACGGGCTTACGCTCGGAACATCATCGTTATTGGAATCGGTCACCATTGCGGTTCCCATAAAGACAACCGACATATGGAATTTCTTGTCGCCTAATTTGCCCAGCGGCCAGCAAGGGATCTGCCATTCGCTGGTATAATTGTTGTTTTCCTTCCATGCAGGCACATCGGTGTATTTCTTTACGGTGCCGGTCGGAATATCAACAATAGCTTCTGCGACAAAGGTTTCGTTAATGAGGCTCGCCTTGGCTTTCATTACTGCAGCTACCAACGGATTGTCTGACCAGCCGGGAGCCAGTACATTACCAGGTACCAGACGTAAGAGCGGGAACACATCGTTCAGTGTTTCCAGACCCTTGCTCTTTCCGGTAGTGGAGTCAACACCGCCGATGATGTCATTTGCGGTTACAGCAGCCGCATTGACTTTGTCGTAGTTTACGAACATGGACAGTTCACCGTCCAGTGCGCCGCCGTCCAGTACGGAAATTACGCATTTTTCTTCATCGTTATAGGCTACGGAATAATCGGTATCCTTTACCAGGGCGTCACCGCTGGCGGTCTTTTTAACGACCAGGGAACTAAGGATAACAGGGTCGGTCAGAACGACCGTGCCATCGGTTCCGATGCTCTTTTCCGCCTGGGCCACAGCGGTCTTGTGTGTGGCAATATCCAGAACATTAACCAGGACGATAGGCGCCCTGTTGTACACGTTGAAGTGGGCGTATATTGCTTCGCACAGGGTGTACTTGTCCCAGTCTTCCGAATAGCCCATTGCCGCTACGGCTTCGTCCATGCTATAGCACAGAGTGGGCCGGTTGGCAGCTGCCGGGTCGGAAGCCAGATGCACAGGCGCGGTACCGTAATATACAGGCAACGCGGCATTTGTTTCGACAGGCACAATAAGACTGGTAGCTTGTTCACCAGAATATACGCCATGTTTAAATCCTGCCATTTTGTCATACCTCCTTTATGGCTTTCTGATAAAACGTGTGCATTGCATCGCCGTTTTTCTTTGTGGCGGCGATCGCAACTTCCATTTTTTCAATCGGCACGAAGAGCTTCCGGAACCAGGGCTTCAATTTGATGATGTCCTGGATGTGTTCCGGAAAGCCGCCGATATAGATTGTTGCAAAAGGAAGCCTACCCTTGGAAAGGGTAGGCCCGATGTAAATCAGCTTCTCATTTTTGGGTTCAGCCTTTTTTGAATTTGTCTTTTCTTTATTGGCCATATGTGATTCCCTCCTCTACTGGTTGTCCAACGGTATATTTGGCTGTCATGGTTGCCCGCCATTGTGGCCATGCCTGGTTCTGGTCATCGAACACGATCGTTTCCATAGGCAGCTGAAGCCAGTGCTTCTTGTCGATGATTCGGTTTTCCAGCAGGTACTGCCGCACATGTTCCAGTGCGTTGTAAACGCTGCGCCACCCATCCACTGGATCATCATCATAGATGGAAAAGCCTATCTCAACGATTGCATAGCTTTTCACCTTCTCGTTTTCGTCCACGATCTGTGTGGCCAGCACATACATACCAGAGTTATTTTCCGTTGCGTTGGTCCGCCTCGGAAAATATCCAGGATAGACCTTGATTGGCAATGTGCCGGAAGGCTGGTGCGTGACATAATCGTCCATCAGCGCCTGCAGTTTTTCAGCCATCCTGTCCATTAAGTTGATAGGTGTCATCTTGCTATCCTTTCCTTCCTAACCGGAACTCAACCTCATGTATAAAGCGTTTGTTCAACGTTTCCTGTGCAAGCGGTTCCAGTTGTTCCAGTGTCCGTTCAGCACCAAACATCTGCG